CAAGTGACTGTCACCTGAGAGCTTTTTCATGGGTGAGTGGTTCACCAACCTTGCTGGCTGATGTTGTGGTGCCAGGTGGTATTGCTGTAAATACACCTTACACTCTTCGAGTGGTAGCAAGTGGACCAACGATCACTGTCTATAAAGACAGCATTGTACCTCTGACTACTTTTACTTCGAGTCTGGGTCAGACTGCAACAAAGCATGGTCTTCACATCTTTGATACTACATCCTCTGTTGATGAATTGAGTATCGTTGCAGCGGCTACTTCTGGAGGGGGCGATACTACTCCTCCGACACTATTGTCGATAACACGAAATAGCGGATCTCCAACAAACGCTACAAGCGTGTCATGGACAGTGGTGTTCTCTGAGCCCGTCAATGGAGTTACTGCATCAAACTTTGGACTGGTAAACGGAGGACTGATAGCTCCATCCATTACGAGTGCAGTTGGTCCCGGTCCCACAGATACGTGGGTAGTTACAGCGAATACTGGGAGTGGCAATGGGACGTTGGGACTCAACCTTGCCAACAATACTGGCATAACAGATGTAGCTTCCAACGCTCTTACAACTGCCTCATTCACAGGTCAAGTCTACACAATCGACAAGACAGTGATTCCTCCGCCTCCTTCATCAGATACAATCGCAACCAATCTCAAGACGCAGAAGAACCTGCTCGCTGCGTTGCACATAGGAATCTGATGCCCAGGGGGATCAATCTCGTACCGATGACCGCTGACCCGATAGGGTTCCCAGCGAACGTTGGAGAGAACTTTCGTCGTGTCGTTGATTCTATCGCCAACATCAATGACACTCGACAGGGTGTAGCATTGGTCAATGGTACACTGACACTTCCAACTGGATTAACTCGGGTGTTATACGCAATGGTCAGCCTGAGAGATGATCCAGTCATAAATGCCTGTATTGTCAAAGCAGCACCAACTACAGGCGGCAGTCTCCAGATCAAGGTCTTTGGGCTTGGTGCTGGCCCCTCAATTGTTGCGAGTACTACGGCGATAAATGTAACTTGGATAGCCTACGGGTTCTGACGACTGGTAAGGTGTGAGTGATGCCCCCGAAGAACAATCAAGCAGCGATCGCTCGACGACTTGGACTCGGCGTCCCTGACGCTCGTGGTCCCCAAGGGATGCTTTCTCGGGGAGCGAATGTCTATCGAGGCGGACTTCCCAACGCTCAGATGGGTCCTGGGAATCCAAACATGGGCCGTCCCCCGATGGGTCCTCCTCCGATGGGTGGTCCTCAGGGTGGGCAGATGGGTGGTCCTCCGATGGGTCCACCGCCAGGCGCTCCCCCTATCGGTCGTCCGGGCATGATGCCGGTGGGTGGAGGAGTGAGTCCTTCTCAGTCCACCCTGACTGGTCTCGTCGGATCACTACCTCCAGGGGGAGGGAATCAAGACGGGACGATGAACGACGCCATCATGGCACTTCTCCGCAGCAGGTTGGGGCAACCTCAGGGGGTTCCGCTGAGTGGCTGATGCACTGACATCAAGTCTTCAGAGCGCGATTCAACGTCGATACTTCGACGATCCTAACGCTGACCCCAACGCGCTCATGCAGAGCTATCTCAATGACCCTTCGTATCTTGGGAGCGGCCCACCAACGGCCCCTGTAGCTGGTTCTAATACATCTGGATCATCTGTACCAACTCCTAATGATCCGTATGCTTCGAGTCTGTCTACAGATCAGAACCAGTATTACGACCCGACGTATGAGAACACTATGTCGGGGATTACGGCGAATCAGAACGACATCAACAGTCAGTACTCTCAGGCTGTTCAAAAGCTGCGAACGTCGATGCAGGCTCCGTTGCAGCAGGCTCAACAGTCGTACCAAGATCAGCTCAACATGCTTTCAGGGCAGATGGCTCAGCAGGGGATTCTTAGGTCATCGAACAACTTGTATGGTCAGGGGAGACTCAACACTGACTATCTGAATCAGGTTGGACAGATGAATCTCCAGCAGCAACAGCAGCAAGAGGCTCTTGATCGTAACCGAGCTTCGTATCTGCAACAGCTTCTCCAGCAGGGTGTTCAGGCTTCTGGTGCTCATGCTGCCTTCGAGTCGGATCAAGCTAAGCAGTCATCCTTGACTCAGGCGCAAGCACAAGCTGCTCAGGATGCAGCTCAACGGCAGATGCTTTACAATCAGCAGCTACAGGCTCAGACGCAGGCGAGTGGTCAGGGATTTGAAGATGCTGTCTTAGGGCAACAGTATCGGACTCCTGGGGCCAATCAGTACTCGATGGGGCAGGTTGTCAATCCAGCGAACAATGAGAACATTGTTAGTTCGCAGTTTGACCCTCTATATGGCTGGTTGAATCTGACAAGTCTCGGCGGTGTCTACACTGGCGGTGGTGGAGCAGGTGTTGGTATTGGGGGTAATAATTACGGCGGTTCGTATCTCGGTTACGCTGGACAGACGGCTGATCCGAATGCCGAGATTGGTGCTCACGGTGATTTCTCTCAGGGTGGATTGACGATCAATCCTGATATGTCATACACTCTTGCCAACACCCTTGGTGAGAAGTACAACTTCAGTCCTCAGCAACTTGATCCAGCCATCAGAAGGAGGCTTGGACTCTAATGTCTGTTGTTCCTTCTTCGTCGTCAGGTCTTTCTCCTGGTGCACTAGCACGTCGGCTGTCGATCTATGAGGACCCACTGAGTCAGGGTCAAGCGTGGTCCACTGGACAATCTGTTCAGCCTCAGGTTGGTGGCAGTGCCTATAGTGGGTTGTATCTCGACAACTACGGAAACTACATCGGCCCTGGAGCTGCTCAGCCTGCAACCTCAGCCATCAATTCTTCGTATACAGGACCGAATCAGTATCCGAACGACCCTTCATCCCTCGGGTACCAGCCGTCAACTACTGGTGGTGCTCGTCCTGGAGATGAACTTTTGAGGTCATCGGCGGATTCGGCTGCCAACAATCTCTTGGCAGGTTCTAACACTCAGGGACAGCTTCCGTCGCCTGCTGGTACCCCGTCGATTGACTTTGGTGCCATCCTGGCGGCTGCTGGGGCAGGCAGTGGGGCCGGTGGGACCGATCCAAACGCCTTCCTTGCGGCGCTCATGCAGCAACTCGGCCCCGCTCCTCAGATGCCTCAAATGGACGTCAACAAGATGGCGCTCGATCAAATCCAGCTCCAGTATGGTCAGCAGGAGCAGGCATTCAAAAACGCCATCCAGCAACTCGCCAATACGAGTCAACAAAACCAACAGGTGCAGACTCAATATGGGCAAACGGCCGACACTCGCTTACAGGCAATCTACGATGCTCTCCGCAATGACCTCTATCGAAACCAAGGACAGGTTGCCGATATTTACGGTCAGACGCAGGGCTCAGTACGCGGCTCGTATGACCAGGCTTCTGACGCGCTCTCCCAGCTCAACAACCAAGTCATCCAGCAACTCGGCGGAACGGCCGATCAGCTCGGTATCCAGCAAGGGATGGGAAATCCTCTAGCCAGGATTCTCAGTTCCTATCAGACCATGCAAGGTGGAAATCTCCAGAACAAGGCAACGTCACTTGCAGGTCTCAGCATGGATCAGGCCAACCAGCTTGCTCTTGGTGATCGACAGATAGGTGCCGCAGCGAATCAGGGAGCGACGGCTCGTAAGGACCTGGCGATGAATGTCCAGAATGCCCTTGCTCAGCTTGGTTTGCAGACACAGACTCAGCAGGGTGGTTTGCAGAGTCAGATCGCCGCACTTGAGGCTCAGAAGCCGGCTGACTACAGGACGGCTGTTAACAACCTAGCTCAGATGCAGTACAACATGCAGCGTCAGGCTCGACAGGATCAGCTTGGTTCGATGGTTCAGCTTGGGACTCTCCAGCAGGGGCAGGAGAATATCAACCTCAAGCAGCAGGAAGCAGCCAACTCACTCGGTCTTGGTATGGGGAACCTATCACTCCAACAGGCGAAACTTCAGCAGGACTACAACCTGGCAACCGATCCTCTTAAGAGGGCGCAGTTGGCTGCACAGATTGATCTGCTTGGTGCTCAGGGGCAATACTATCAGGACCGTGGTACCTACTATGCAAATGGTGGGACTCAGACTGCTGACAAGTCTTTGCATGGTGACCTGTTAAACAACTTCCTTACTTCTGAGCAGCCTGGCCTTTGGGGTCCACAGGGTTCTGGTCCTCAGTTCCGCAGTAGTGTACTCGGTCTTATCAATGATGCCAATACTCAAGCGAAGGCTCTTGGTGTTGACCCGTATGCTTACGCTCTGCAACAGCTTCTTTCTGCTCCTGGTAATCTGGACCAGGGTGGACTGATGGCTGCGCTCCAAAGATATTACAAGGGGACCTAAGTGGCCTATGACTGGTCTAAGGCTCTCAAGACAAAGGCAGCCACTCCAGTTGGTACTTTTAACTGGAAAGGAGCCATAAATCAGGGAGTAGCTAACTCCAGGGTTCAAACACTTCAGGCTCAACTAGATGCTCAGAAGATGCGGCTTCAAGCTCAAGGTGGAAATCTACCCTCTCCTTCTGGTGGGCATCCAAGTCCTCTCAGTCGAATCCTCGATGTAATCTCTCGGCCCAACTACGCTGTGGCTAACACGTTCGATGCAGTAGTGAAAGCCATCAATGCGAATAAGGCCGCAGGCAAGGGTGGAGATATCGGTAAGCTCCCCGGTATTCTTGGGGGTGGGTTTCTTCGTGGTCTTGAGGGGAAAGACAAGACCCGCTTCTCCAATGTCTATAGCGACATGGGGATGAAGAACAAGCTCGCACGAGGCGCTCTGGGATTCGGTACTGATATTCTCACTGACCCAACCAACTTCGTTTCACTCGGCTTAACAAAGGCTGCTCCTGCGGTAGAGGGTATAGCTGAGAGTGGCAAGGCAATTCAAGCTGCTCAGCAGGTTACCAAAGGTGCCTCAAAGGCTGACACGTTGGCTACTGTCGCAGGTCTCGCACAGAAGGCTGCTAAGGCCACAGGTAAGCAGGGTTCACTCGACCTCAACTTCTTGGGCCGCCCTGTAGCATCTTCTGAGAAGGCGTATGCTGCTCTTGCTAAGGTTGGTCGTCCGATTGCCGCCAACCCTCTTGTTGATTGGGCAAATAACTCATTCCGTACTGCTGCAAAGTATCCCGGTGAACTCAAGACCCGTCTTGCTGTGGGTCGTCAGCAGGCTATTGGGTCTACTCTTGAAGAGTACAATATAATCCATGATGCCATCGGGCAGCATATAACTCCAGAGCAGGGAGTTGAAATTCATCATGCCATTGAAAAGGGAACTGACCTTACAGGTCAACTCTCTAAGGATGGCACTGATATGCAAACTCTTGTAAATCGTTCGAGAGCCTTTATTGAGGACTACCATAAGACTGAGGCAGTTCATGGGTTGACAAGTCCTGGCGCTGGGGCTCCAAACTACGTTCCGAAGTTTCTTCCCAAGGGGGAAGGTGAAACAGACGCAGCCAAAGCATTGACGAGTCGTGCTCGTAATAACACTTTTCAACTGAAGGCTGGCAATACTCCCAAGAAGCCTTTTCCAACTCTTGAAGATTTCAAGGATGCCAACCTTCATCCACATGAGAATATCACTGATGTTCTAAAGCTTCGAGCATCTGAGCATAACAACCTGATCGGTCGAACTGCTTTTCACCATGATGCAATCGACCAGTATGGGACTGAGTTTGCTGGTTTAGGGAAGACGGCTGCTCAAAATGCAGCAGAAAAGTCAGGTCTTGTTAAGCTGACTCACGAAGATGTTCCGACTCTTGGCAAGCGAACTGTGTATGTGCCGGAGCAGGTTCGTCACGGCATTCGTACCTTGAATAGTTTTTACCTGTCGGACGTAGAGACTCAGAAATTCACCAAGATGGTTGATGAGTTTCAGAGGCTCTGGAAGACAGGGGTTACGACAATGAACCCCTCTCATTATGTTCGAAACTCAATTGGTGATCTCTTCCAAGCTTGGGAAGCTGGAGTGACTGATCCCAAGGATTTGATTCGTGGGTATCGAGTACTTCGAGGGGAAGGGGCTATTCAGCTCGCTGCTAAGGGTGGTGGTAATAAGCTTTGGGATGCTGCTGAGTTACAGCGAATGTTCAAAGAACATGGCGCCAACATGGGCTTCTCAAATACCGAACTTATTGGTGCTACTACTCCAGGTGGTCTGTCGGCCCACATAACGGGTCCGGTTAATACTGGTATGGAGAAATTGCGTACCTTTAATGCCGCTCGTGAAAACATCATTCGAATGACAACCTTCGCTCGTGCTTTAAAGGACGAAGCTGCCAAAATGGGTGGTGTTGAGACATTTGCTGATCTCAACAAGGCGGCTTCAAAAGCTGCTGGAGTAGTTCGACACTATCACTTCGACTACTCTGATCTAACCCAATTCGAGACTCGCATTCGTCGGTTCGTTCCGTTTTATACCTTCATGCGGAAGAACATGCCTTTGCAGCTCGAAATGCTGATGTCAAATCCTGGCAAGATGGCTCAAATTCCCAAGGCTTTCAACGCAATTCAGACCATGCTTGGAACAGATCCTCAGCATCTGCCCATTGGTGAGCAAATCCCTGCATACATGAGAGATGTGTTTAACCTCAGGCTACAGGGGCAGAAGGGTGGGCAGCTAGCTCGGTACCTCGATGTGCCATTTCCACTTGAAGACCTATCAAGGTCGTACTCTGGTTCGACCAGTGAGGTTCTTCGTAAGCAGTTGGGTCAGACTTCACCAATTGCTCGGGCTTTGGTAGAGAATGCCACAGGAAAGAGTTTGGTTAGTGGAGCACCACTGCATGGTGGGCTTCCTCAGTACCTAACAAATCAACTTCCACTGACTCGATTCGCTTCGAACCTGAAGAACCCACCCACTCCAAATAGGATCATCCTGCCTGGTGAGCAGACCACGCAAAAGCCTGGTACTGAGATATTCAACTTCCTCACGGGTCTTGGCGGTCGGCAGATCACACCTCAGATGCAGTTGTCTGAGTTGCGGCGCCAACAGACTCCGATCTCAGCACGTATTCGATCTATCAAGACGCAGCGAATCAATGCTGCTCTGAAGAAAGCCGGGAAGTGATGGCGACTCAATTCATTCAGATCGGGAAGCTGAAGTTCCCTGTCAATGATGGCTCTGAAGATGGCACTCCAAGCTACATTCAGGATGCTTTAGACTCTCTCAAAATCCAGCAAGAGGACCCACTGGCTGATGCCATGAATCAGCAGCAGAGTTCTGGTGGCGGGGATCAAGCTCTTCTTGGGGCATCAACCCCGACTGGACCATCTCCTACAGGGCCAGATATGACTCCGGCTGGGCAGCCAGGAGCATACGGCGGTGGAAGTTCCGGTGGAGAGGCGCTTGCCAGTCAGACTGGTGGACTTGGTCTCGGACCTGAGGACCAGGCAGCATATGACTGGATCATCCAGCATGAGTCTGGTGGTGATCCAAACGCTCAGAATCCAACGTCAACGGCGTTTGGGCGTGGACAGCTTCTCGACTACAATCGAGCTTCGTACGCTCAGAAACTAGGCATTTCGGACCCCAACACTCACGATCCGAACCTTCAAGACAAGATGGCGATGCAGTACATTACTGAGCGCTATGGAACTCCGACTAAGGCCAAGGAGTTCTGGCAGGCTCACGGCTGGTATTAGTGTTCTGGAGAGATGCGTCTGAACGCATAGTTGGAACAGCCCTTCAGGCATTTCTTGGCTCGTGGTTCGTCACCGAGCACTTGAACCTAAGAGATCTCGGAATCGCAGGGGTAGCGGCAGCAATTTCAGGAGCCAAGTGTCTTGTTGCTCGACGCATTGGAAACCGTAACTCGGCCTCCCTGTTTCCACCTATTTGAATCTCTTCAGAGAAATTCGTCGGAATGACTAGACCTGCTGTGGTAGCAACCTGTACGCTTCAGGGGTAAGGGGTGGGTGACACTGGAGGAGCATGGCACTCGTGGACCAAGCAGAGAGTCCAGAGCCTAACTGGAAACTGGCCGCCGCCTGTAGGAGTCGTGAAGATAAATACATCTTCTTTCCAACCTCAAAGAATGAGGCGACGACACCCTTCGCCAAGAGTATCTGCAAACGATGTCCTGTTAAAACTCAGTGCTTCATCTATGCGTGGACAGAGCAGATAGATGATGGTATCTTCGGTGGCACTGATGAGTGGCAACGTCGGGAGATGAAGGCTTTATTTGGGCCAAATCTTCCGACACATATGTCCACAGGAACATGATATCTCCTTGATGGGGAGTGGAGTTTCATGCTCCTTCCCACAGGACCGACACTTCCAAACCTGAGCCACGCCCCGGTTGATGCGGTCCATTGTTTTGAGATACTTGTTGAACGGCTCCGGGACTTCCATCCCGTTTTGAGCGAGGATCTTAGCTGCTTTGCTGAGTCTCATCGAGCTGAGATCCAATCCTCTCCCACCACCACTTACCGTGGATGATCGCTGACACTGCGTTCCTCTGTGGGAGGGACTTCTTCTTCGGGTGCGGTAGACCAAATCGAGCAGATGCAGGGACTAGTATGTCCGACATCTGATACTCGATGGGGATGCCGTGAATACAGGCAAAGAACTCTACTCCACCAATCACGCGTAGTGTCGGAACTCGACCCCATGAGTGGTTAAACCCTCCTGCTCCTGCTGGTCGGATGATGTACTCTTCCATAACTATCTGCTGGTAGTTATGTTGTTCGTTGAGCCAATGGAAGAAGTCGTCCTTGTTGTACTCACCAAAGACCTTGGGTACGCCGTCTTCGAACTCAGCCCACCCCGTTGTTTCACCGGGGTCAATCGCCAGGAATAGCATACTAAGGCTCCTCCCATAGTCGTGGGTCAAACTCCTCGTGGCTGAGTAGCTTGACATCTACCGTGAATGGGATTTGGAATCGTTCGTCACGACTCGGCCATTCCATGTACCACTTGATCTCGTCTAGCCAATCCTCCCGAAAGTCGTCAACCACTTCGACCCAAAGAGAGTCATGCACCTGCGACACCACCCTGTAGGCGTAGTCTTTCCTTGGAAGTGAGAGCATTGTTTCCTTGATGATCTCACTCGCTCCACCTTGGATGATTGAGTTGAACGCCTTGTGTCCATTGTCAACCATCCTGTTGAGCTTCGGATCGAACCAACGCTCGTAGTGTCTACGTCTTCCATTCCACATCTGAACGTATCCACGTTGACGAATCGTGCGAGTCGCCTGATTCATTATCGTCTTGAACCCAGGGTACAGAGTGAAGTACTCTTCGAGTAGTGTTGCTGCTTGTTCTACAGGGTAGGTGATGACTTGGCCGGTGGTGATGAACTGGAGTCGTTCAATCTGCCAAGCAAGTTTTGCAGGTCCTCCACCGTAGAGACTTGTATAGGTTGCGTGTTTTGCTGCTTGACGAGAGCAGCCAATTCGTTCAGCAGTGACGGCGTGAGGATCAGCACCGGCTCGGAGGGCTTCAAGCAGAGGCACAGCATCGGCGTAGACAGATGCAAGTCGTAGCTCGATCTGCGAATAATCAAATTCGTATAGACTCCATCGCTGCCGTCCAGGCTTGAAAAGTCTCTTAACGTGCTTTGTAATGTCGGCATCGAGTTCCTCTTCGTGTCTCGGGATTTGCTGGACATTTGGGTTGCTCGAATTCAAGCGGCCGGTCTTCGTGCTGATCTTTCCCGACTGCTTACTGCTCCCGTTGAAGGTACTGTGAAGCCTGCTGTCCTTGGATTTGGCAGCAATGTCGATGAATCCCCGGAACCAAGTGGAATTTGCCTTGACAAGACCTCTGTATTCCAGCACACTAGACACAAGGGGGAAACCCAGGTGCTTGGAGAGGAACTCTTCTCGCATCTCGGGTCTCCCATTAGGGAAGTCTGGAGAGGAGGTTTGCGATAATGACTCAGGGTGGATTCCGAGACCAGTGGGAGGGGGCAGGAAAAGCCTACGAGCCAGTTCGTCCAGCTTCAACGGATCGAACCCCATCTCGTCCTCGACTTGTCGCATCCGGGCGACCGCCTCGTCGGACAACTGTTGTGAGAGGCCGAGGTCCACGCCGATCCCATACCACTCCATATCGAACAGTTGGCGGGAGAACTGGAACTCACGAGCAAGTAGCGGCGTGAGTTCTTTCTCCTCCAACTGTTGGAGCATGAAGTTTCGAATTTCCCAGGTGTCTTCTGCGTCCCCACACGCATAAGGCTCCATAGCTGCGGGCGGTACGTTGGCGTAAGATCCTTCTCGCTTTACGTACTGCTTGATAGCTGCTTCACGAGCCTTGGATTGTGACCCTTCGATGTACTTGTCGTGAAGGTCCTTGAGTCGGTGTGATTCCCACTCACAGTTGAGCCACGACATGATCTGCGTACACTCGAAGTTACCTTCGAAGAAGTACCCCTCGTAAGCAAAGCATGTCAGGTCGAACTTTGCATTGTGAAAGACCAGAGTCACATCTGATCGAAACAACACTTGCATAAGTTCCCTGAACCACTCCCACGGTAAGTTCTCACTTGCATCGAATAGGCTTGAGCCAGGCTTGTGTCGGAATGGGAAGTAAGCTGACATGGCGAACTCGGTTCCGACCACTTCGCAGTAGGTCGAAACGCCGCACAGGCGATCTCCTTGATGCGGCAGTAGACCAGTCCCCTCAGTGTCAACAACGATAATCGGTGCCGCTGCCAGGGCTGTTCTCACACCTTCGAAAGTCTGACGAGTCTGTACTAGCATCAGATTTTGAAGTTTTCTTTGAGACCAATAGTCAATTCTTCTTCTTCTACCACTTGCTCCTCCTGCTCCTCAACTACTTCTTCTTGGACTATGCCGCTGACCATGCGAGTAAATCGAAGATTACCTCCTCGCTTGATATGGAACCTACCAGGGTTAGCACGGAGTCGCACCTTAAGTGGCAAAAAGTCAAGAGTGTTCGGGATACCTGAGTCCCATAGACAGACCACACTACTTGCTCTCGCTGTGATGTACTGATTACCATAAACATCAGAAAGCTTATTTGGCTTCTTATTGTCTCCTGATGCCTTACGGTGATGGTGAATGAACCAAGTGAAGGCTCCAGAGCGTTGACGGAAACGGTCATTCCAATCAATGAGTGATTTAACAGACGTTTCATTAGAAAGATCGCCGTCTGTCGTTGAACCAAGAGAATCGAAGACCACACCGTCGAGCTTAAGGTCCGACACCAGTTGTTCAACCTGTTCACGAGTCTCCGTCTTCGTCAGGTACAGGGGCTCACCAAGAGGGAAGAATTGCAGGTTCTCTTCAAGGACTTCTAGTTCCTCTGGCGTGAATCCAGCCGCCATGAGTTGAACGAATTCCTTGAGTTCAGGCAAGTTCATTTCGAGACTGAAAAACCCGATTCGGGACTGCTGTGTAGGGCTGTCTAAGGCCCGCTGACCCAAGGCCATCGACCCACATACGTCCAGGGAAAGCTGGGTCTTACCGACCGCTGAGGGTCCTGTCAACAGCATGTAGCCTTGCTTCTGGAGCCACCCATCCCAAGCCCATTCGATATGGATTTCTGAGCGTAACAGTGTGAGAAGCCCCATTGGCTTGAGAAACTCATGGACACCGACCTTAGTCCCCTCTGCCCTGTAGGGAAACTTCTGTCGGGCTATCGTTATGATTTCCATGAGTCTGACTAACTGATCTTGCCGACCTGAGAACTTTCCCCATCGTTGATCGGCGTTAAGTAGAACTGAGAGCATTTCTTCGTTAGTCAGATTCATCTCAGCCAGGTAGTAACCGAGACTCATTTCTGCTTCGGAACGCTTCCCTACAGGGACACCAACTCTGAACAGGTGAGCGACTTGATGGTTGAATTGGTGGCGGAAGACTACTTCCTGAACGTCGGGAATATTCTCTGGGATTGGAATCTCTTGGAGTGGTGGTGGTTCCGGCAGTGTTAGGAATTCACCGGCGTGCAGCTCATTGTCTTGCCACTCGAAGATCACTACTGGAGACTCACGCTTATGGTTGAAAGTCTGCGGTGGACGAAGAATCTGTCCAGCATCCCAACCCGATGAGTCAGCCCCCAAGGTGTAGGTTAGTGCTCGGTTAACCTTCTCGAGATGTCCGGCTGTGATAAGCTGATCTGTTTTCCAGTACCAGTGTTCGTGTCCCTCAATGGATGAGATTACCCGCAAGGTTGGGTCTGGAATGTCTCCAAGATCAACCGGGATACGTCCATCGAATTCACACCAGAACACCCTGGAGCCTAGTACGTGTTCCTTAAGGCTGCTCGGTGCTGAAAATAGAGCAGGTGCGTAGTAGACTTCGTACTTTGAGCGCTGTTCGATAACGAACTGGACGGCCTTTTCTTTTTCTTCAGGCCAGTGAAAGAAGGTTTGTTTGAACTCATGCTGGTTACCAGGAAACTTGTGAGCGATATATAAGAATCCCTGACCAGACTCGAAGATGTAGGAGAAGAAATCCCCTATGACTTTATCGTCGGTGTCTCCAACGATATGCACCACTCCCGACGCTCCCTTTTAGTATGCAAACGCAAGAGTGACAGCCCTCCGGGGTCTGGTGGGCTGCCACTCTCACGACTTCGTCCGTCAGTATAGTCGCTAGACTACAGACGGAAACTTGATGTTTGTGATGCTCCGTTGGGGGCCTGAGTGGTTCCGATGGAGGCCGCTTCGGCTGATGCAGTTGGGGAAGGAGTGTTGGCTTCGGGGTCGCTCGCTTCGACGTAGCGGCGAACGACGTTCTTCGGGTCGTAGAAACCGCCACCTGCCTCGACGGGCTTCGGATCAGCCTTGACGCTTACCTGAACGACTCCACGACGCCCGAGCAGATCACCTGGGTCGATGCGGAAGTTGCCGGTGACCTTGACGTTGTAGATGGCTTCGAGCTTGGCCTTGAGGAACCCCATCGCTTGCTTGTACTTCTCGGGATCGGTGTCGATGGCCTTGTCAGGCATGACCCACAGGTCGAAGATGTAGCGGCCGTCGAAGTCGTCTCCCTCGATCTGCAAAGCCAGATTGAGTGTGTCCTTATTCCCGTCCTTGGTCCTGCCAACATCTGCTCCGGTGATGACGAAATGATAGATGCCTGCCGGGACTGGAGCGTAGTTCTTTGGGGCGACTGATTCGTCCCAATCATCTGTTCCGTACTCAAACGGCACTTGATTCTCCTTCTGTTCCTTCGACACTCTGATTGGTCAGCGGAACGAATGGTTTTGGTCCGGTTGGAATTGGTCCTGCGAGTGCTGGTTGATTCTGGTTGTTCTCGATCATCCTTGCTTTCGCATCGAGGATCGTTTGGAATGTCGGGTCTTTCATCACTGGTGGAAGTCCCCCGATTCTCGTCTTTGCCTTCACCCGACGAGAAGGCATGACTTGGAGAGTTCGGGTGACATTGAAATCTGCGTCGATCTCAGCAGTCATGTAGCCGAACAGGTCGAAGATACCTTCCATTGTTGAAGCCAGTCTCGGCGTCAACAGTGGTCGGGAGATCAATGCGCCAGTCAGCTCGTCCTTTTCGACAGTTTCGTGAGCGACACAGATGATGTTCAGGTCGAGATCACGAAACCAAATGACGAGACGACGCATCCCTTCGGTGTTCGTCTTGTAGTCCTGCTGAAACGGGATTGTTGCTCGGTTCGGGTTGACTGCCTTCTCACGCATGATGACTTCATCAAGGTGTCGCTTCTGTAGCTCAGACAGGGTGTCAATCACCACGGTTTCGATCTTGGCGAGTCGTGGATCATGGCTCCGCAAAGCGTCCAGAACATCGAGCATCTGATTGAATTCCCTGATTTGCAAGACCCTACAGGCCGCCGCAAGCTCAGGGAAGTTCAGGATGGTGAGTGCTCCTGTACCGTCAGCGTCGAGATACAACGTGTTCGGTCCAGCAGCAGCAAAAGCAGTCTTGCCGACGCCCGGAGGACCGTAGATCAAGGCTTTCACCTTGAACGATACTTCGGACAGTGGTTGGATGAGGTCGATGGTATCTCCCATGATCTACTTTCTGGCTATCCTCGTGGGGATTTAGCCGTTTGTGATGGGAGTACTAGTCCTGGAGGAACAGGTCGTTACCGCCGAGTGTCGCGTCCATGAAGCCGTCGAGGTCCTCGTCGCACAGGTGGACGACCTTGTCACCGAGGGTTCGGGCGCTGAGGGACACTGTGTTGACCTTGTCTTCCGGGATTTCGTTCTCACATGCGTCACAGATGAATTTCAACATCTTCTGTCTCCATTTCCGTGTTGTCTCCGGGTCGCTTGAAGTTTGCAGGGAGAACATCGTGCATGTCCATACCCTTGAGTCCTGCCAAACAGGGGTCCTGATACCGACACATCGAACAGTCACGACGCATCCGTCTGCGGACCACTCTTCCATGAGCATCCTGCATTTCGTCTACCGCATGACCCACCTCCAGTAGGACGTTTTGGATCTCGGCCTGATTCAAGTAGTTCGGTTCACGCCGGAACAGCTTGTCAGGAGGAATGTTTTCCTTGTTCTTGTACTCATACGTGTTGAGCTGATTGTAGATGACCGCATGGACTGGACGACCGTTCTCTGCCATTGCAGCGGCGTACAGCTTGAGTTGCAGGTCCATCAGCATCTCTGTATAAGACCAGAATTTCGTGGACGACTTATGGTCCCATACGTACATTAGACCATTCAACGTCGTCAGGAGATCAATGTACCCCTGGAGATAGAACTTCCGTCCCTTTGGAGTGAACAAGGGAATCAGAAAGTGCTCCTCAACAGCGAGTACTTCATGCCCGGTATCAGCGAACGGGGCATAGTCTTCGATGTAGCGAGTCATCAGCCACATCTCTTCGGCCAGCATCGTCATGGCCGAGTCTTGTCCCTGGAACAAATTCCAATGTTCCAGAAACAGCGCCTGTACCGTCTCGCGACTGTGAGTCCGGTACCAACAGGCTGCATCTTCGTGGATTAGGGTACCCAATTCCAGGTGACGCTTCTTCTCACGTGGCTGCCAGTTTTCGATGTACGACAAGTACCACTGCATCTCGCAACGATCCCAAGCCATAAGCTGAGAGTGCGAAATGATCGGAACCGTTGGTTCCTGTAGCTTGATTTGATCGACGAGTGCCTTACCGGAATGCTCGTCTTGGTACGTTAAGATTGACACGAATGACCCCTATTCGTGGTAGCTGAAACACTCAGTAGAACCCAGGGACTTGACAGCGCTCGAATTTTGCCATTAACGAAAACGTCGAGTCTTTCGGTGTCCCTGGATTCTACTGAGCGCCCGGTGGAAAGGGAGCAGTTCTAACCACCGGGAACTCAGCGCCTGGCAAGGCAACTGTTGTTGTGGAATGCCGAGTGCAGCCGTGTCTCTCGGTGCGATCTGGCAAGACTACTCATTCCACAACATCTGAGTGGGGGTGACGGGAAGATCAAGCGAGAAAATCCCATTCACCCCCACAACTGCGTGAGAGGATGTCTGTTCCCTGCGGACAGATGGCACTCCATGACACAGGGGCAGACATCCTCCCACAACTTAGACGCTCAGAAGCTGAATTGCCTCCGAGCATCCGGGGATCATGTCAACGGTCAGCTCGCCAGACTCCAGCTGCTCCTGGAACTTGGTGGCCTCGGACTTGTAGGCATAGCCACGGATGATCCGCTTGCCACGAGTCTGACCGGGGGGAACAGCAAGGCCGGTCTCGGTCAGTGCTTCGACCAGGAGACGGTTGGCGTGCTCATCCGAACCGCCGATGCCGTCCCACACGGTGATGAACGCCTGGACCGAGCTGATCGGCATGTCGAAGATCTCAGCCGCACGACCGAACGAAGCAACCGAGTCGCCTTCGCCCATGATGCCGCCGGCAGCGTTGAACGCACAACCGTCCCAGGTGCCTCGCTTGATGAGGCCCTTCTGAGAAGCTGCGTACATGGCCTTCTTGGCCTTGACGGAGAGCAGCTTCACAACTGGCCGAAGCGGGTTGTGAGGAGGCTGCGGAGTGACAACACCTTCGGGGAAATACCCCATTTCATGCTCCCTTCTTTGAGCCGTTTGTTCCGATCTAGTACCACAGTACCATACACTCGTGGTCTAGTCAAGCGATATTTCTGAGATCTTTTAGCCTAATCCTAGAGATCGGGAACAGGCAGGCCATTGGCCCCACCCACTCCGTTGTTGGAGTTTTTGTGCGGCCTCATCCTGTGTCGCTGGATCAGCGTCGCTCGGTAAGCCACTGTAGCCTAGACCCTGCCAGGTACCTGCTGAAAATTGATATGCTCCATAGTAACCATTGCCAGTGTTAGTTGAGTAGTTACCTCCCGACTCACACTGACGAAGTCGAGAGAAAGCATCACCGTAGTCAGTCGAGATTACTACAGGGGGTGCGGTGGGTTGAGTGACAGGTACTGGTCGGGGTATTGTTGTGGGCGGTACAGTCACCGGAACAGTGGTCGGTGGCTCAGTTGTAGTTGTTGGCGGCTCTGTGGTTGTCGTTGGAAATAGAAAGCCCCCACTCCGAGAGGCCACAATGGCTATCAGCCTTGGGTCTCCTGCCTCGGTAGTGGAGGTCGTTGATGACGTTGGTGAGTCTGTGGGTAACAGTTGGGGCTTCGATCCTGAACAAGAAGCGAGGATTACTGCGACTACTGCTAGGGTTTTGTGCTTCAAGAGTCCTCCTTAAACATGAAAGGGGACCCCCTTTCGAGGGTCCCCTTTCGTTGTCAGGTTGTGAAGGTCAGGCTGCCGGGACCTCCTCCGACTGTGCCTCGGTGGGGGCCGCCTCGGTCGTGGACGAGTCGGCATCTCGTCGGGCACCGATCTTCTTGCCGTTGGGCAGGGTCAGCTCCCACTCGTCGGCCTCACCGAACTTGACGCCCTGCTGGTCGAGCCAGGTCCGCAGTGCCTTGCTGGACATGCGGGACTTCTCCCCCTCAGGAGCCGCTGTGATCTCGCCGCCAGGTGTGGCCGGGTCCTTGAGACCCTCAGTGGCGTAGTAGGCCAGCGAGGAGAAGCTGTTCTGTGAGTTGGGCCGGTCCTTGCCGTCCATGATGTAGCGGTAGCCCTCCTTGTTCTTGCCGGTCTTGGAGCCGGCACCCGAACCGCTCGGACGGCCACCACCACGGCTCTTGGGCTCCTCGACCTCGGACGTGTCCAGACCCAGCGAGTCCAGCATCGTCTTCAGCGCCCGGAACAGGTCCAGCTCGGCCTTGCGCTGCTCCTTGAGAGCGTTGACATCGACGCCCTCGACGTTGGCCGACGCCTTGACCTTCTCGTCGATGACGAGGTCGGTCTTGGTCTTGAAGTCGCCCTTCATCGCCTCTTCCAGCTTGGAGACGATGCCAACCAGCTCCTCACCCGGCAGCCCCATGAGCTGCGAGACGACCGTGTCGAACAGCGAGTTGATCCGCTCGGCGTTGGCCGACAGGATCTCGTCCACGGCTGCCTTCCGCATCTGCGAGTCGTTGCCGCTGGCCGCTGCGATCTTGCTGTCGATCTCCGTGATGATCTTCGCCCGATCCGAGAGCTGATCGACCGAGATGGTCACCGATCCGCTGCTACCCTTTGCCATGCTCTTGTCTCCTTGTTGGTTGGGTGCTCTGACCCTGGGGGCGTGGTTCGCCCACCAACATCATTTAACCACAGATAGACCAGAACGTCAAGATGCTTTCCGATGTCGGTCCAACATTTCTGCGACATACAGCCGGTAGCCAGTAGCTAGATCGGCCCACGAAGGTCCGTTACATCTCGGACAAACATCTGAGACTGGACTACTGAATGACCGTCCACACTCGTCACAGTACTTCTCGTGAATCTGCCAGATAGCAAAGCTGGGACGGAGACACTCACCATGCACCCAAGCATCAGCTACAGGGAACAGAGAAAGATGGCCGCTTGTGAGTTCCGTGTTGCAGTCACACCACTCAGCCATCTGACTTCAAAGGTAGATTGTTGGGGTCCCAGCCTGTCTTCTCAGCGATGATTTGAAGGAGACCAAGCTGAAAGTTCATGGAGACGGTCAGATCACGGTGCCACTGATTGTGTGTCGGCTGTTGAGCTGTAACAATGGTAGCTCCGCAACGAGAGCAGAAGTCAAGTTTGAACTCTACATCGAGCGGCCCATCTTGCAGGCTCATAAGCTGCTGATAGATTTCCGGGGATTCTTCCTTGAGTAGTTCTTCAAACCCCACGCTTATGTTTCCTCTCTATGGTAGGCGGATCACCTTCGGGGTGTCGCTCATAGTACTCCTTCTCGAGCTGTTCGTCCCGGCTAATAGCCAAATTCGTTCTCGATGACGGATACGCCCTTGGCCGTTCGATTGTCTTTCTCTCGGTGGCAGCTTGGGCAGAGCCACTCAAGGTTGGCGGGGTCGTTGTCCATGATGTTCTTGTTGATGTGGTTCGCTTGGAGTGTCGCCATCCCCGGGTACGTGCCTCCAGGAGCATCCCCAAGAGTAGGGCTACGCCCACAGCCATCAGGACTTGTACTACCATCACTGCGACTCCCGCAAAAATACTTTCGACCAGTCCTGTTAAGGACATCACGTGCTCGCTTTCGCTGAGTGGACCTAGGGTCCTTCGGTGTTCCCCGCATGTTCTGCCCTCCACTTCATCAGAGCCGACAGGTAAGGATCAGTCTCGTCCCGATCGTCGTAGATCACAGTGATACTCGCCACTCGCCCCTGTAGATCAGCGAAGTGCTTACGTTTTTCATCTCGTAGTCGGGCATTCAGATGTTCGGACGTTGCCAGGTACTCGAATGTTTCACAGACAGAGCAGATCAGAACATGCTGGGCAGATTTCAAATTAGTCCTTAAAGCGCTCCGGGAAATTTTCAGGGATCGTCACATCATGCGACTGCGAGTTCCGCTCACGGAACCATTCGGGCCACATTGCTCGAGCAATGTCCTCCATGTCTTGATGGTATCGGAGTGCACCCTGAATGTCCCTGTCCCTGTACTCTTCGACACGCTTCCATTCGAGATGTTCCCACAACATCACGAACAGTGCGCCGAGACAGAACATGATGAGATGACTAGCTATTAGGATCAGCCAGATCATGGTTCTCCTTCCAGAAGATGTCGTGTTGAGTGAACTGTCGGACAGGCACGTCAACGGAACCACGACGCTCTATATCGTAGTCACCCCGCACCCTGTAGTGTGCCATGTTGTCGGGTAGGAATTCGATGATCTCCCTGGTACCGTCCTCGAAGTCGATAACCAGGGAGACTACATGCTTGATCTTCTGGAGACCACCGTGGAACATTGGGTCAAGAGACACTCCGCCAACCTTTCTTTCGACCACAATTGACGCACACATTCTGCTCATTGTAGTAGCAGCTAGTTCCAGGAGTATCGCAGTACTCCTTGCCCTTGGGTCGTTTTATTCTCTTGGCTGTCTTGTCAGTCACTGGTCTCCTCGGGTTCGGCTGTGAGAGCACAAACCTTCGATCCACCTTCGATGTGGTACCACTCGATCTCATCCTTCTTGATTATACCGCCACAGTGAACACACAACTGTTTGTCATCTTTGAGAACGAAATGTTTGAGTGCAAGTTGGACGATGGCACTAGGACTGACACCGCTGGTCTGAGTGATATCTTCTACTCCCCATTCCCGGATGGCCGCATTCCAGAGACCATCCGGGACCGACACTGACAGCTTCATGAGTCCGCCCTCTTGTTGTACTTAACTTGGATCTCACCAATCCGCATCAGGGCCTCCTCTGGAATGAGGAGACCCCGACGCAGTTGAAGCATGACCTTGTCAACTTCCTCTCGGAAGGCGATGTCATCCAGAGTCATGCGTCATCCTTCAAGACGCGCTCACGGCACGCCGGGCTACAGGGCGCACCGAACGAGTGCATGTGGACGAAGACCAACGTCCCGGGACCGTGCATCTGACGTTCTCTGGTACCGTTGGACCGGGTGACTGATTCAAGCTCACCTTCCCGTTGGTAGACGTGGATCGCAGCGTACACGTCCGGCTGTACTGTCTCGCCGGCGCTGGGGTCGGTAACGGTGACCTTGGGCTCGGCCTTCTTCTTCGGCGCCTTCTTCTCGGGGGCTGTTGCTTCGCTGACGCGCTTGATGGCGTCCATCAGCGTCTCACCTTCCAGTATTTCGATATCGATGCCAGGCATTACTTGCTCCTCTTGTCGTGTTCATCTTGAATGCAACCTAAACATTGTCCGGTGAATGCTCCATTGGCGTCGACAATCTCGACGATGTCGTCAGCGTAGAACTCGTTGCCACAGTCCACGCACCACCAGTACTCGGTACCCGTTTCCGGGTCGATATAGGTCTCGAACATCAGATGAGACCATCCTGAATGGCCTTGCGAAGTTCCGACCGCTCCATGACGCCTTCGATCATCGCAGCCTTCTCTTCCAGCTTCATTGCGATGAAAGCATCGACGGTGTCCTCGGCCTGGATGATGTGGATGGTGACTGCATTCTTCTGGCCTTGACGGTGCAGCCGATCCTCGGCCTGCTCGTTGACACCGGGATTCCACCCAAGGTCCAAGAAGATTGCGTTCGAGCAGGCACCCTGGAGATTTAGTCCGATGCCCATAGCGGCGATGTTGCCGAGGACGACCCTGAGCTTGTCGTCGGGGTCGTTGAACCGATCGACCTTGTTGGCTCGGTTCACGTCGGTCTGCCCACCGATGATAAGCGCAGTCTCAACACCGAAGTGCTGCTCGATACGGGCACTCAGCACCTTGATGGGCTCGTTGTAGTTGGAGAAGATCAGAACCTTTTCGTCGTTCGCCAGAAGTTCCTCGACGATGTCCATTGCTTCGTCCAGCTTGGCACCCTCGGTGCAATCGACGACGTGCTCTTTACCTTCGGAGTCCGTGATCTTCACACCCGCCGGATAGAGTGCCAACTGGCGCAGCCGGGTAAGCTGGGCGAGAATGGACTGTGCCGTGATAACATCGGTGTGCTGCTCGTCCAGCCAGATGAGGAACTTGTCACGCATCTGGTCATAGACATCACGCTGTGCCTTGTCCAGCTCGACGAACCGGACCTCACGCACCTTGTCGGGCATGTCGGAGAAGACCTCATCCTTACGTCGGCGGATAATCATATCCTTGACGTCCTTGATGAGTCGGTCGTAGCCACCCCCAGCGAACTCTGCCTTGCCCGAGTAGGACCAGCAGTACTCGTTGATGAAGCGCCACTTGACATCGAACTTCTTCTCGTACTTGCCCTTGAGCGTCAGCATGTGCAGGATCGACCACAGTTCCTCGGGCCGATTCATGATCGGGGTCCCGGTCATCGGCAGGATAAAGCCAGCGTTCTTGCTGATCTGCTCGACCCGGGCGAACGTGCTGCTGACATCACTCTTGAACTTGTGGGCCTCGTCCATGACGACCACGCCCCACTGGTGCTCGAACAGTTCAGGAGTCACTGACTGACCCTTGCGGTCCCGAAGCTGCTCGTACCCGACAATCAGAACGATGCCGCTACCGTGGGCCAGCTCGACGATCTTGTTGCGGATCTCGGGCGTACCCTGTAGCTTCATCACCTTGCGCTCGGGCGCCCACTTGCGGATCTCACGAACGGTGGCCTCTTTGATGCTGGTCGGGCAAAGCCACAGTACGCTGGTGCTCTCGGGGTGGTCCAAGTCGAGTGCCGGGCAACGCTTCCCGATGATGTCGGTGAAGCTCGGCATTGACTGGATCACGTCGATGGCAGCGATGGCCTCAAGTGTCTTGCCGAGACCCATCTGGTCGGCCACCAAGATGCCGTGCAGGTCGGTCTCGAAACCACCGACCACGAATCGAACGCACTCAAGCTGGAACTTGCGGATGGTCTCCTTCCAGGCATGATCCCAGGAGTCCAGCATGTGCTGCCACCGCTGTTCGACTTCGTTCTCAGCTTCCTGCGCCTTCAGGGTATCGACCATCTCGGTGATGGCACGATTCACGTCGGACTTCATCGACTCAGCCACACGCATCTGCTGCTCGATTTCACGACGCTCGCGGTCGAACAGTCGCATGGCGTTGTCGAAGCCTGCCAGCGTCTCGTTCACCGACTTCAGGTATTCGTCCTTCTCGCCTTTTGCCAGGTTGTACTGCTGCGTGAGCTGGTCGAACTTGGGCTTGACGCCCGAAATCATGTTCTCCAGATCAGCGATCTTCTGGAGCAACTCCTTCACCTGCGGGTGATCGTAGATATTCTCGAACTCGTTCACTTACTTGCTCCCTTGTTCCATCCCGGTGAGAACCAGAACTTCTTGTCGATCTTGTTGCCGTTGCTGTCGAACCGAGGCGCCGTCATGTCCACGCCCATGTCCAGCAGCATCTCGTACTCGCCGGGGCCGTTGATGTGGTCATCGACCCGACGCCCCAGCTCGATGTAGTCGAGATAGAACGGCAGGTAGACCATGAAGTCTGCCTGGTAGTAGTGGTCGTGCAGTTCGTCTGTCTCCAGCCAAACCCTTGCATTGTCCTTGGTCTGTGCCATGTTCTCTGCCCTTTCCCTTGCCAGGTTGTTTTGCTTGTCTCGTACCGCTTAACCTTTCAGGTTAAGCGTATCAGGTACTCTTGCCCTTGTCAAGTCAGCTTGTCGAGATCTTTTGGTCTAGTGGGCCTCGCTGCTCCGACTTCTCACCGGCGACTGCGAGGCCCACCTACCATCCTCGAGACTGTTCGACTTAGCAGTCACCTTTTGAGAGCCAACATGCTGAATTCGGAACCAGGTGCCTATGGTCCTCAAGCTTATCATCCCACAGTGTCAGGTGCCCGCAGTCTGGACAAAGCTCGCAGTCAATCCACTCTCTGTCGTCAGGTAGTGTACCGTCGTTCTCTTCGGTCAGGTCACGAAGGAACTGCTCGAGCGCCTCGACTGAGGGTGGTGCTTCCCCCGGAGCGTAAGCATATCCCAACACAGCAACAGCATCGTCGGGCTCAATGGTCCCGGATCTAACCGATTCGAGGACAGTGTGCGTTCCTACAGGGCGATGAGACAGTTCGGCCATGCGTTGGTGCCACTGGACGCTTCTCATATCCGGAAGTCCTCGTCAAGACGTGTCACAGTCACTGATTCTCCTGGTGCCATTGCAGCCAGGTACCTGAGTTGGAACTCAAGCCACTCAGTAACTCTTACCCCCATGTCTTCGACTGACATGGTCTCGTTGTTGAGAGTTACGTGTGACTCGTAACCCTTCGTTGTCACTGACATCTTGATCTCAGCCACGGCCGTGCATCCTTTCGAATTGTGCTCCGTTTTCCAGCACTTGAGCTGGGTCTGTGACTCCGAACTTGTCGGCATTGTCTGGTGTAGCCTCAGCCCAAATGTCAGCCAGCAACATTTGCTCAACCGCCAGCTCCAGTGTCCGCAGGTGTTCCAGTGACTTGCGGAGTGCTGCCTTACACTCACCTGGGTCCATCGATCCAGCATTCGCCTGCTCCAGTGTCTTCAGTGCTGAGTACTTGGAGTAGCGCCAAGCCTGCGCCAGTGACCTTGGAATGTCTCTCACCTTCGCGAGCAGGGTATTGTTCATGGTCGCCTGGTCCATCTCAGCCCAAGCCCCTACAGGGAGCGCCCCGGCTTCGGTGGTGATGTAGGTGACTCCGTCTTCGTTCTGGTTGGTGGCAACGTAGACAGCTTCACGGCCTCTTCGCCATGTGCATTCTTCGATTACGCCAGCCTCACGGAGTGGCTTGAGCGCCCTCCAAATGGTGTGGTACTTGCAGTGAGTCTCCTCCTCCAGCTCCTTCAGTGTTTTCGGTGTCCTGAGTGCAACAAGAATCGCCGTCCGTCTCTTAGAGGCTGCGTCTACTTGGTTCATACTGTCTCCTTAAACATACTGTCTCCTTTGTTTCTCTGGTACCTTACCAGTCTAACAGATACTCTAAGAGTAGTCAAGGAGAATCTTTGAAGGAGGCATTGCAAACCCTTGAACTAAGTTAGTGCAAAGCTGTTTTCACTTTTACAGAGATTACGTAAGTCCAGGTAGAGGGGTGTTAGCGTCTGCAACGACTTTGCACTAGGTTGGAGACATCGCGAAGTGCTTTGCATGGTTGCAAAAGTGCAGGTAGAGCGTCTATATACTTTGAGAGTCGTTTGCAAAGTCTAGCGCCGTCAACCTATCAATAGGGCCCCCTATAAGGGGCCCTATGGTGGCGCACCTCTGTTTCACTCACAGCTCGGCATAGCAGCTCGCACAGTCGAGTTGTATACTCCAAAAGTGCTCGAGTAACATCCTTTGACGCATGGCTCAGAGAGGCGAACTTTATCGCATCACGACGCCGAGCGGCTTGCCGCGGGACATGACAAAGCCCCCGGTCACCCGGGGGCACTCGTCACCTTGGATGGGTGGGGGATGCCGCCGCATCCCCCGGTCTGCTACTTGCCGGTCACCTCGGCGGCGAAGTCGTCAAGCGCCTTCTCAGCCGCTTCCTCCTCCTCGTCCGGTGTGGCATCGGCGGCGGGCTCGTCATCTTGTGGGATCACGTACCATCCGAACGTGTGGGTCTGCTCGGCGTTGGTCTTCAGGTTGACCATCGTCAACGTGGTCTCGAAGTCCTTGGTCTCATCGACCCGGTGTCCGCTGTTCGCCGCAGCCATAGCGGCCCGGACGTCCTCGACCGGACGCTGCCACATATACCAAGCCTGGCTGCTCAGTTTGTTCTGCGTACCGGCGCCACCCGGCATGACCCGCTCACCGTCGACCACCCGGTACTGTTGCATGGTCGAGACCTTCACGCCAGATCGGGCCGACGTGCTGCCTGTCGTGCCCTTGGGTGCAGCCGGGACCACGTAGGATGAGACCATGTCGGCCTGGCCCATCAGTCGGAATGCGCTGATGATCGCCTCGGCGTCGACGGCCAGTTCAGCCCGCCGGACCTTCAAGGCGGTCGACTCGTCGCCGTCCTGTCGGTTGGCATTGATCCAAGCGGTCGACAGCACGTTTGCGAACTGCTCGCAGTCGAGAACGTAATTCCGGACGGTGTCGATGTGATCGGCCACAGTATCGCCCGGGGTGATGGAGAACGTGACCGGGATGGCCGGGCCGTTCAGCCAAGCGCCAGCCGGGATGAAATCCGAGACCAGTGTCGCCAGAGCGGCGGCTTCCCCGTTTTTCTTCCACTGTGCGGCGGTGCCCTTCAGGGCAGCCAACTTCTCATCGACGATCGCCAGTTCGGCCAACACTTCGTCGAGCCGATCGGTGGTCAACGTGATTGCGTTTTTCTTGCTTGCCATCTGTCTCATGTCCTTTGGTTGGGCCGTCCCGGTCGGGGCGGCGGTGCGTTGTGGTGTTGCACCGTCGACCCTAGTGCCCGGCCTTTTCGAAAGCAAGTCACCCCGTTTCTCGCTTCAAGTCAAGTAGCTGGATCTCAAGTAGCTTGAAGTCAAGTAGTTAGCTGGTCTAACAGGTGCCTCGCTAATACCGATTGCACTAGGTGTGATGAGTGCAATGATCTACCTATTAATGCGTATGCAACGGGGGGCATAGTTATGCAGAGGGGCGCTCACTATCTGGTTAGCCACGCTCACTGTTAGGTACGCTCACCTTTAGCGTTGCTCACTAAGTCGATCGGCGGCTGAGCCAAAACGCGACTGCGAGAGCACCGGGTTGCGGCAACTTTTTATCAAATAGCCCGTTAGACCAAACGTAGATAGACCATACTACCTGGGCGACATAACTCGACGGTACATTTCGATGCAATCCTCAACATCTCCCATCGCCGTATGCTTTCGATCGTGATCTCGTGAAATGTCGAGTGCATCGAAGATGTCGTCTGATTTCCAGGGTGGCTGGAGACCCAGATAGCCTGCTGCGAGGTTCTCTACACACACGAGATGATAGTGCCAGGTAGGTAGCCCACCGGACTCAAACAGAAACTTACTAAGGAAGCGAGCATCGAAGTCGGGGACCGCTCCCACCAGATGTGCGCCCTGTAGGTCTGTTGTGAGCAGTTCTGCGACTTCACGACGGGACCACTCCTGAACTGCACCTGATATTGGGAAGTCTACTCGGCAACAGTAGATACTTTTCTTGTGCCGCTCGAAGTACCTGCCGATGTTCAGGGCGATCAGGTCGGCTTTCTCCAGGTCAGGAGCGAACTGGAAAAGGTAGGTCTCCAACGGTTCGGTTGACGGGTCTAAGACAGTCTCAGAATCGTAGGTGACAATTGCAAGTTCCCACATCTCGTGGTGGCGAGGATCGAGGCCAGTTGTTTCTGAGTCGATGAATGCTAGGGTTGTCACTCGTATCTCCTGTATCTGGTGTCGGGGTACTTCTTACGGAACTCTTTGACTGCTGCATCTCGAGCTTCCTTTGTGGGGAACCGGCCGAGGAAGACTCGTACTCCCCTGCCGAGTTGTGAGACACGAGGATAGGCTGCGTAGCCTTTGTTTCTGCTTGGGGAATGAGTCACTGTGGAGTGATCTCTGGTCTTGTGGGTTGCCAGAGGTCCCACACTTGTATGACGCCTGAAGTAAAACCTGGCCTCGGCATTGGGCCGTGAGCCACAATGGCATCGCAGAGGAGTGATTCGATTGTGATAAGTGCCTTGCCGAGAGCTTGACGACCTTGGAAGGTGTCCAGGCCGAACATCTCAGCACGCTTCATGTAGTCACCGATACCATGGAAGATGTGCGGCGAACTTTCCAGGTGAGGGTCAGTGTCGATGATGTGGACCTCTTTGGCACGGAGCTGCTCGAACTTCTTGTCGGCGTAGTCACGACGCTCGATGCGTGCCCACTGATTCACTTGCTGTAGCGCAGTTGCGAGATCAGCCTTGAGGATAAGGTCTTGCGTTGGTTCTTCCGGCATTAGAGTAAATCCTCCAGGGTTGAGCCAACAGTGATAGACATTGGGTTGATATGGGTTGCACCGATGATAACCAGTCGGATTGGTGCTCCTGCTGCGATCTTGTGACGTTCCTCTTCCGAGGGTTCCCACCATGAGATGAACTTTGCTGACTTCGGCAGACGGCCCTCAAGAACTGCTCGAAGGTCCTCAAGCACTATGACCTGAAGATCACCTACTGGTGGGTCGGCTCCTTCAGGTCTGATGAAGGTTAACGGCACTCCAATACCGTGTGCGACAATTGATTCTGGAACTGCTCTCGGTTCCATTAGTCTCCGTTCTGGTCAGAGTTTTAGTAGTTGGATTGCTGAGCCATCCAGTGACCGAACTCACCTGAATGGTTGACGGTGGCTACAGGCTCTCCTGTGTCTTGCCGGATCGCTACCTCCATGAACCACCTTGAATCAGCGAGGATAACGAAGGTGCGTCTGATGAGCACTTGGTAGTAGTTCAGACTTACAGTGTCGAAGGAACTGTTGTTGATTGTGGCACCCTCAGTTATCTCGTAGCCCAGCACTATGTTCGGGACATCAATTACTACCTGTAGGCTCAACCAGTGTGAAGGAGACTCACACTGGTCTCGAGACAGTTCGAGCCACTCAATGATGGCTGATAGGACCTCGTCTGGAATGTCTGGTGGCTCTACAAGCTGATAAGGAGCAGAAGTACCCACAGGAGGGTCTGGAAGATTTTGGGCTAGCACAGATTCGTCCTTCTGAATCAGCTCCTTATCCCATGAGGTCCAATTGTTGGGGTAGGGGCCGTTGGACTCAGAAGCAGCGATAATCTTTTCGAGTCCAGTCTGTTCAAAATCAGATGGCTTCTCAGGGTCTACAAGAGCCAAGGCATCCTCATAGGTTACCATGCCATGCTTGGCGAGAAGTTTGATAGCATTTGCTAGTTCTTTGTCTTTCACTAACTGCTCGTCCATTGCTTTCTGGTTCGACTTTAGACCAGACTCTGACGCCGCCAGTTTCATTGCCCCAATTTTCTTTTGTCCAAAGAGATCGTAGTATTTGTCGAAGTCGGGATGAGGCTTGACACCCGAGTAACCAACACAAGGAGGAATAGTGTAAGCAGTCTGAATGAGTGCGACTATTAGTTGCTCCTTGTCTTGGATGGCCTCAAGAAACTGTCCAGTGAACTCCATTGCCTGAGGACACTTAGCACAGGCTCTGCGGTACACATCGTAGTCGGGCTTCCCGTACCAGGGACTCCATGCGTGACCTTGGTTAAACTGCGAGTCCACTTCCTCTGTCACAACCTGTAGCGCACTGATTGAGAGCTTAGACATGGAAGGTTACCTCAGGAGGAAACTTCAACTGGTTCTTGTCTACCGGCTCAGCCGAAGAGAGGTTATCCAAAGAGGCTTTGCCGGTTGAATCGGCGTTGGCAGATGTCGATGTACTTGTCGGATAATTCAAAGCCGATGCCAACTCGTCGATGAACCCGAGCAGCTTCAACCGTAGTTCCTGAGCCGACAAAGGGATCGAGCACCTTATCTCCAGGGAAGCTGTAGAGTCTAATGAGTCGTTCACAAAGCTCAGTTGGATACGTGAACGGGTGTCCGAGTGCTCTACCTTCCCGTTCGGCGGGAATTTTCCAGACAGGGTCCATGAGCCAGGCATGTTCCGTAGGCCCGAGGATGGCCAGCTTCTGCTGTTCTTCTGTGTAGTCACTTACGGTCTTCCGCTTTCGTTGTGAGAATTGTAGGGGTTTTTGAAAGAGGAGTATGGGTTCATACGTATTTGCAGATAGTACTCCCTTTGGGTAAGGCCACGATCCGCTAGGAGGACTGTAAGAGGCCCCCTTGTGCCAAATGTAGGTTTCACGGAGAACGAAACCGACCTCCAACGCTCGCTTGATGGTTGCAGCGACGTTCGGGAACATTCCAGACTCACCAGTGGGAATGTCATAGAGATTGACTGCCAGGTACCCGAGGTCCTCGAGAGCTTCATAACAAGCCGCCCACGTACTCTGTAGAATGTCGTGTGCAGCGTTGAAGTCTTTGGGGTCGGGGAAGGTGACGTAGTCTGGCTCGGGCTGGTCGACTCCGGGGTAGGGTGGCGAAGTGATGCAGAGGGTAACAGATGATCGCTCAACCACTTCTCCCATCCGCCGGCAATCACCCTGAATGATCTTAGCGAACTCATCGTCCACTGCTAACTTCAGTGGTATCTGTGTTGGTTCCAGTGTCGGCTCTGACGTCTCGGACATATTCCTCTAGTGCCTTTCGGAAGTGATAGAACAACGGGAACCCTGATGTTCTGGAGAGGATCTCATACTTGAGAAACGTGTCCTTACTGATGGACGACCAGACCTTGATACGAGCTTCTCTCTTGCGGGCCATATAACCATATTAGACCACCCCAGTTGAGATGTCAAGGAGATTTCTTGACTTTCTTGATGAGAACTGTTACAGTGGTCTAAGAAGCAATTAGGGAGCGGAGAGAGAGGAGTAATGTCGAACCCCATCAAGGAGTTCAGATCGCAGCATGGATGGACACTATTGGATCTCGCTGGGGAGGTAGGTGTTCATGTCCAAGCCGTGTTTCTCTGTGAACATGGGGTTTACCCTGAGATTCTACCTGTTTTGAGGGATTTCCTCATCAGACATGGTATGAGCGGAGTTGCAATTGACGAAGCCTACCACTTCTATCAGAGGGATAACCGCAACGCAGCAAGAAGACTCTATGATATGGCGAATGTGACACTCCCCGCTCCTGGCCCGAGGCACCCTGTAGTGGACTTTCGTTTGTCTCTTGGTAAGGGACTCTCTCGAATGCGGTTCTGTAAGTCGTTCTGTGTTCACCCTGCTGAGATGTACAACCTTGAGCATGGTACAAAGCATGTTCTTTCGGAGCAGTTCAAGACTGCGATGTTGGAATCTGGCCTATCCGCTACTGTGTTAGGTGAACTGGAGTTCCGATGCGGGGAGTTTGCGAGGAATGAGTGGGTCGGAGTTAACGGCTGACCAATGCGATGTCATCGCTGCCTATGAGCAGACGTTCTGGCAGACTGGCTCACTTCCAACTGAAGAGAAAGTAGTCGAACTTACCGGGGTCAACCTTGAGACGATTCGGAAGTATTGGAAGCAAGATGTCTTCCGAAACGCCATCAATGCAAGGGGTATACCTCTTGACTCTGGTAGGTCTGAGGCGCTTCTGACGTTGGAGCAGTTGAATCTCGCTAACAGGCTGTTGAATCTTCACGACAATCGGTCGGTTCGTGAGAAGCTTCAAGAGATTGGCGTATCGAGCCAACAGTATCATGTCTGGCTCCGTCAACCTGCATTCAAGGGTTATCTTGCTCAACGAGGTAAGCAACTCTTTGAAAGCTCTGACCATGAAGCATACACCAGTCTCCTTGGTGTCATCAAGGGTGGAGACGTTTCAGCGTTGAAACTCTACTTTGAGATGCGAGGAATCTACAATCCTCGTGTTCAGGTGGACGTGAACGTTGAGATGGTCATGGTTCGAGTGGTCGAAGTGATTGCCAAGTGGGTGAGAGACCCCCAGGTGCTACAGGGTATTGCTGCTGACCTTGAGATGATTACGATAGGACAGGCAGTCTCCCCTGAGGGTATCATTTCGGCTGTCGGAATGCCAGTCCTTGAAATACCCGAGCCAAAAGAACCGACTTCATCCTTCGTGATCTAAGGAGAAAACATGGCAACGCTGTCTCTGGCTGACCTGCAACAGCGAGCACTGCAAGGGATCAACCCGTCCTCGGGAAATGATGTTGTTGCAAGCTCGGGGAACGTTGCTGCTACTGCGACAACGGCGACCATTCCTGCGGCAGCGGGTCTCACCAACTACATCACTGGATTCATCGTGACCGGAGCAGGTGCGACGGCTGCGAGTGTCATTCAGGTGACGGTGACAGGCTGTATCGGAGGCACGATGACCTTCGACATGGCGATCCCTGCTGGAGTTGCCGTGGCAGTCCAGCCTCTCAGCATCACCTTTCCGAGACCTGTTGCGGCTACTGGTGTTGCCGTGGCAATCGTCGTGAATGTGCCCTCGTTCGGCGCTGGAAACACGAGTGCTGCTGTTGTGGCCTTCGGAGTTCGAGCCTAACTCCTCTGAATGGCTAAGTCTCGACTGATTACGGCGCCTGATCTCATCCGGGGTATAGCCTCGGGGTTGAGAACTGCGTCAGTACGGCCGAATATCTACGGATACTCGCCACATGCCAAGCAGCAGCTCTTTCACCAGTCAGGTGCTCGGGGAAAGCTGTTCATTGGTGGTAATCGCTCGGGGAAAACCGTCGGTGGTGGGGTAGAGATGGTGGATCGTCTTCTCGGCCGCGACCCATTCAAGCCTGTCAAGCATCAGCCTCCTGTAGACTGCCGTGCTGTGGGAGTCGACTTCGATCATGGGGTTGATAAGATCATGAAACCGGAGATTCTTCGGTGGCTCCCACCTTCTGCGCTTATAAATGGGTCATTAGAGGATTCATATGACAAGCAGAGTCGGACGTTGACACTTGAAAACAAGTCCACCCTCGAATTCATGTCATATGAGCAGGATCTCGAAAAGTTCGCTGGAACAAGTCGTCATGCAACGTGGTTTGACGAGGAACCGCCACAAGACATCTTTGTTGAGTGCAATATGCGGCATCTCGACGTGTCTGGTGACTGGTGGATGACCATGACCCCGGTTGAAGGCATGACCTGGGTGTATGATGACGTATATATAGCCGCCATGACCAACGAGAACCTGTTTGTGGTCGAAGTGATGACTGACGAGAATCCATACGTGAATGCCGGGGAAATTGAGATAATCACGGCTGGATTGTCGTCAGATGAGGTTCAAGCTCGTCGATATGGGAAATTCATCCAGATTGGCGGTCTTATCTACAAAATGCTCGGTGAACAGCACTTCATTGAGACTTTGATCCCGCCGAGGGAGTGGATGCACTTCGGAATGATGGATCATGGGTTCTCAAACCCTACTGCTTGGCTTTGGGGCGCCGTCGATCGAGATGGTCGTATTATCATCTACGATGAGCACTATGTCGTAGGTGAGGTCATCTCATTCCATGCAGCAGCGGTACATGCTAAGAATCTGGAGCACAATCGGGTTACTGACTACAATGTCGGTGATCCGAGCATCAGGAACACTGATCCGATTACCGGGACTTCGGTTCAGATCGAGTATATCAACAACGGAGTCCCAATTCTGCCTGGCAACAATGATGTTCGAGCTGGGTTGAACCGAGTCGCTGCAAAGCTGACTGGTCTCAATGAGGTTCCTGAGCTGTATATTTGTAAGGATAACTGTCCGAATCTCACATGGGAGATTCAACGTCTTCGTTGGGCAACGTGGGCTAACAAGAAGATGGACAACAAAAAGAATCGCAAAGAGGAACAGCACAAGAAGAACGACCATGCTTGTGATGCTCTTCGTTACGGGGTTGCATCTCGTCCACAGATGGATACAGGGACATATGTTCCTGAGATTCAGGACCCCAGGGGTGCAAGTGTGGCGTCTAGTCCGTACTATGGCTATGTCGACCCGGACCTCAGCAGGTCCAAGGAGCAAGAGAGTTCCGACTACACTCTCGGCAACGAGTGGTGAGAGGAGAGTAAATGTTCGAGGTTCGAGTCAACGGAGAAACTGTGCATCAGGAGGCCGCTCAGGTGATTGGCATCTCCTTGATGTCGGCTCGTGGCGAGCTGTATCACGGTGGCATCTCCACCGAAGGCGTTGTCGATGTGGTTCTCGATCTGGTCCATGCTGGCGATCCTCTCCGTCTCGATCAGCTTGAAGCTGCTCAGGCGAAGACCGCCGCTGCCATCGTCGAGAATGAGGTCACCGGCTCGACTCCGTGGGTTCCCAGCGAGGGGATGACCGCCAAGCAGAAGATCGGGGACTCAACGACTCGTCCTGGCGGTGACGGTGAAGCTGACGAGTTCGTCTCCCCTCCGTCCGTCGATCTGTCGCAGGATCTCGACCCTTCCGACGAGGCCACGCTGACCGCTCGTGTCGAGGCTTTCACCGACAGCGGCGATGCTCAGAAGGCCGTCGATGACAACCCGCCAGGGTCCGGCTCTGAGAAGCCTGCACCGAAGGCCAAGGAGTCCTCCTTCGACATCAAGGACAACGAGCCTGCGAAGGCTCCGGCTTCCAAGAAGTGAGCCTGTTCCAACAGGCACCTACGGAGCGGTGGCAGGTGGTGACGGCCCCTGCCGCTCTCCCTGGGTGCTGTTTCCTGTGCCGTGCCGACTCCTCCTGTAGGGACTGGTTCATTGACTTGTCCTTGCAGTTTGAGTTTCATGGCGCTGTGTACGTCTGCAACGAGTGTCTCAGTGAACTCGCACGAACTGTTGGATGGATCACTCCAGCACAGGCAGAAGTGCTCAAGGAACAAGCTGAGACCGCTCGCCGTGAGGCTTTCCGCTTGCAGGTAGCCAACGACAACTTCCGAGCCTTGGAGGAGGCTATCAATGGCTACGTCCGTGATCGTGCTCGCAATCGCCATCCTAGCAATCGGGAGCCTGATCTGGTTCTCTTCCCAGGAACGGAATACGCTTCGGAATCTGATCGAGACGATGAGGTCGGATCACCGAGCGGAGCGGATCAATTGGGAGCGGGAGAGGGAACGTCTGCTGAATCGAGCGATGACTCGGGAGTGGACGAGCTACCTCCAGATGCTTCCGACAATGGAGAATTCAGGCTCGACATCTGAGGAGTCAAAGGGTATGTCTGACGAGGAGGAAATGCGTCGGGCAGGATTCAGTGATCCTCAGGGGTTCGGTGAAGTTGTAGTAGACATGACGGACGAGATGAGGATGCTCGGCCTTGACTGATATACTTGGACTCACTGGAACTGCTGATGTTGGAGCAGTACCTTCTTCTGGTTCGTCCAATGGTCAGTCTGTTGTCTCAAAGTCTCTTTCCGGTGCTGCTGAACGGGAAGCGATGAATTGGGCTGAAGAGAAGTTCGAATTGTGTCGGAAGTCTCGAATTCAATTTGAGCGTGCCTGGTACACGAATATCGCTTTCTACTTCGGCCGGCAGTACGTTCAGTGGACTCCAAACTTCGGGACTGGTTCAAACTACGCTCGAATGTACGAGCCACCCGCTCCTCCGTGGCGGGTTCGATTGGTGACGAACAAGATTCGCCCAATCATTCGATCTGAGCACGCCAAGTTGACGAAGGAAGATCCTCAGCCTTACGTCATTCCGGCAAGCACTGATGACGATGACTTGGCTGGCGCTCGTGCCGCTGAGAACATCTTTGAATACCTGTGGCGAGACCTCAAAGCTAAGAGGGTCATTCGACGGATGACGTTCTGGCAGTGTCTCACTGGCAACGGATTCATCAAGGACTGGTACGATGGTCAGCAACCTGACTCGTCTGGTATCCCTGGTCGGATTCGGCTCGAGAATATCACTCCATTCCACTTCTTCGTCCCTGATGTGGAGGAAGAGGAGATTGAGTTCCAGCCATATGTCTTCCATGTCGCTGCGAAGACACCTGAGTATATCAAGGATACTTGGGGGGTAGAGGTTCCGGCTGACTCGAACTCCAGTGGTGGGGTTTTGGAGCAGAAGTTCCTACAGGCACTTGGAATCCAGCAGCAGACAGGGTATGACCACGTCTCGGTGAAAGAGTGCTGGGTCAAGCCGTGTGGAAAGTGGCCCAATGGAGCGGTCATAATCTACGCCGCCGACACGCCCCTGTCGGTCACTGACTCATTCCCCTGGGATCATGGGGAGTATCCTTTCACAAAGTTCGATCATGTTCCTACTGGTAGGTTCTACGCTGAATCAGTGATCTCTGACCTGATTCCACTCCAGAAGGAATACAACAGGACACGGTCTCAGATCATCGAGGCTAAGAATCGTATGGCAAAGCCTCAGTTGGTCGCTCCAAGGGGTTCAATCGACCCGAACAAGATCACGTCTGAGCCTGGGTTGATTGTTTTCTATACGCCCGGTTTCGCTCCCCCAACGCCGTTGAAGCTTGAGCCGATCCCCGAATATGTCATCGAGGAGTTGAATCGTTGCCAAACAGATATGGCGGATATCTCAGGACAACACGAAGTCACCAAGGGACAGGCTCCTCCTGGCGTCACCGCAGCGACAGCCATCTCCTATCTGCAAGAGGCCGACGACACAAAGCTCGCCAATACGGTTTCGTCACTCGAAGAGGGAATCGAACGTATCGGTAAGCACCTGCTTGAGATGGTCCAGCAATTTTGGGACCTTCCTCGAACAGTTCGAGTTGTCGGTACAGATGGGGAATACGAGTCGTTCATCTTTTCAAATCAGGATCTCGCAGGTAATACGGACTTGAATGTTCAGTCTGGTTCTGCGATGCCAAGGTCTCGGGCTGCCAAGCAGGCGTTCATCATGCAGCTTGGTCAGATGGGGTGGATTCCTCCTGATCGAGCGCTGAGATACCTCGACATGGCCGAAACTGGTCGGCTGTATGAGGAGATGCAGCGGGACGCCAGAGCAGCTCAGCGTGAGAATCTCAAGATGCTCAAGGGAATGCCTGTCAATGTGCATTCTTGGGATGAACACACAATCCACATCAATGAGCACAACGATGAGCGGAAGCGTCAGCGGTTCGACAGTTCAGATCCTCAGGTTCAGGCCGCCTTCGAGGAGCATGTTCAAATGCACCAGCAAGCACTCCAGCAGAATCAGATGCAAGCTGCTGCGATGGCTCAAGTTTCTGGTGGAGCACCTGGGCAACCACCACTCCCTGGTGCTCCGCCAGGACTTCCTGGGCATCCCGGCGCTCCAAACCTGATGCCGCCTCCTCATCAGCTTCCGCCAGGCGGTGCTGCTCATCCTGTGAATCGACAGGTGCAGATGCCACCGATCAACCCACTCGCACAACAGGGACCCTCGGGGTAGAGCGATGCCGTGGACGGGAAAGTCGTTCGCAAAGAAGCACAATCACTCACTCGGTAGGATTCCTGCCGACAAGGCTTCTCAGATCGCCAATGCAGTCTACAAGAGTAGTGGTGATGAAGCCAAGGCAATCAGGATCGCCAATGCTACAATTCGACGCATGAACTCAGGAGGTAAGAAGCGTGGCTGACCAGCAAGTCGGAAACCAACTCGGAGTCACCGCTGCTCACACCGGGTCTGGTACTCAGAAGACCAACATGACTGGTAGCAATACCAGTCCTCAGAACGGCTTTGATGACGGCAACGTCAATGACGACTCCATCGCCACGTTGCGAGCGCGTCTCACGGCCATCAGCGCATCAACCTTCACAGTCGCTCGCCTCAACACCATGACTCAGAACGACATGGTGTACGCTCTGCGGCTGGCTGACTTTCCAACCACAGTCAGGTAGGTTCTCATGGCAAACCCGAGCAAGGGACAACACAAGACCGCCAACGTCGGTGCCAAGCAGCGTGAGATACCTGACCCTGTAGCCTGGATGAAGGCTCACATGGGTCCGAACGAGGGTTCACCGGGTGAGGAGAAGGGTGAGTCGGCGGGCCTGGAGGCGATGGAGAAGAAGTTTGGCATCGACAAGCCAACTCAAGGTGATTCAGCTACCAACGGGTTCAGTAGCGTCAACTCTCACGGTGGTTCTTCAACTGGTCGGGAGACACCATCTAGTAGTCACCGTGGAAACGGGGCCAAGCAGACCACGGTGACCTCGAATAGCTCGAAGAAGGCTGGTCCGACCATCGAACCTGGGAAGAGTCACCCTGGGTTGCCGTCTCGTAATGCCTTGGCTCGACGGATCAATCCTCGGGCAGGACAATCCACGGCTGCTTCGACCAAGAACACTCAAGGTCGGACTGGAATCCTCTCCAAGTTCGAAGGCTTCAACAAGACCAGCGCTCCTTCAGGATTTGCTCAGAACGCCAAGTGAATTCAACGGACTGGACTCGAAATCGTCGGTCCCCCGGCAGGGTAGTTCATGATGCTACCCATCGGAAGAACATAACCGTCGATGTGCTCAAGGGCAAAATGAGTCCGTCCAAAAGTGGTCTTAGAACCGCTGGATCTCACGAAGCCTCGTGTCAAAGTTGTGAGCACTTTCAAGGGGACGGTAAGGGGGGCGGTTCATGTTCTATTGTTGCAGGCAGCGTTCCTGCGACGGGCGCCTGCAATTCTCACAGTTCGAGACCAGGACCCTCTGAGGGCACAGTCTCACAAGGAGTCTCAAATGACCACCAGTAGCCAGGACCTAACCTACGAGAGACACGAGGACACTTGGGTGTTCTCAGATGGAACCGTTCTTCCAGTAGTCTCGGGAGGAGACGAGACGGCTGGGGATACTGGTGGCTCGCAGGAAGGCACAGCCACCGGCAGCAGCCCTGCTCCCCAGGGAGAAGCTGTCGGAAACGGTGGTCAGCAACAAGGCCAGGGTTCGTCGTCTTCGGGAGACGGATACAGCCTCGGCCCTGGATTCCTCCAGCGTGTGCCAGAGGAGCACAGGGCCATTCTCGAGCCGTACGTCAAGCAGTGGGATGCTGGCGTAACACGGCGTTTCCAAGAGCTACAGTCTCAGCTCGCCCCATATCAGGAGTTCGGAGATATTGAAAACATCTCCGCTGCAATGCAACTTGCCCAGGTGATCGACGAGAATCCTTGGCAGGTGTATGGAATCCTGCATCAAGCACTCATGGGGCAGCAGCCCCCTGTAGGGCAGGAGATTCCAGGGCAGCAACCTCCTCAGGGGCAGCAAGACCAGGGGCTCTCTGGACCAGAGGGAGAACTTCCGCCACAGGCGCAACAGCGACTCGATCAAATGCAGCAGATGCTCGTTGCGCTTGCCCAGCACGTCCTTGGTGAACAAGCAACCAAGACCCAAGCTCAAGAGGATCAGGAACTTGACTCTTGGCTACAGGGGCTGCATACGGAGTTCGGTGATTTCGACGATCAGTGGGTGCTGATGAGGGTCTATCAGGGTTCAGGTCCTGAGGAAGCCATCAAGGCATTCAATGATCTCGTTCAGGAACGAGCCGGAAAGCAGCTCAGTGCTAATGGTCGAGCCCCCAACCTCTTGGGTGGTGGTGGAGGAGCTACCGCCACAGGAAACGACGATGTGCGGAGTCTCTCAAGAGGAGACACGAAATCACTGGTCGCTTCTGTTCTCGCCCAAGCATCGCAGGCGAAACAGTAGAAAAGGAGAGCCATGCCTGCATCAATGACCACAGTCGACTCCCTCCTCAAGGAGGTCTACGCACTTCGGCTAGAGGACCAGCTCCAATCGGAGACTGTCACCCTCAAGCGGATCGAGCGGACTTCGGACGGAGTCGTCACGACAGTCGGCGGTCGGTACGTCGATTTCCCGATCCGAGTCACTCGGAACACCGGAATCAGCTACCGCAACGAGAACGAGCAGCTCGCTGCTGCTGGGAACGCTGGATACGCAGCCGTCCATGTGCCGCTCAAGTACGGCTACGGACGTGTGCGGTTCTCCGGTCAGGTGATGGAGCTGGCCGACAAGAACTTCCAGGCGTTCGCCTCAGCGATGGACAACGAGATGGAGTACCTCAAGGACGACATCGCCAAGGACTCCAACTTCATCATCCACAACGACGGCTCCGGCCTTCGTGCCACGATCACGGACTCAGCGGCATCGGTCACCCACACGGTTGACAACGCTCAGTACCTTGAGATCGGCATGAACACCGACATCCTCGTCATCGCTGGCGGTGCTGCGTTGATCGCAGCGAATGTCATCGTGGACATCAACGGCAACTCGGTGACGTGGACCACGACGTTCACTCCGACAGCCAGCACGCACGGTGTCTACCGAGCGGGTGACTTCGGACGTGAGCCAACGGGCCTCAAGCTGATCCTCGATGCCTCTGCCACACTGCACGGTCTCGCTCCGGGCACGCAGCGGAAGTGGGCAGCGTTCATCGACGCCAACGCCGGGACCAACCGGGCGCTCTCTGAGGGTCTGATGATCGCGGCAGTGGACGGTGTCCGCAAGAACGGTGGCAAGATCTCCGTCATCATCACGAGCCTCGGTGTTCGTCGGGCGTACTTCAACCTGCTCACCCAGCAGCGTCGGTACACCGACACGAAGGAGTTCGCCGGTGGTTTCACTGGCCTCGCCTTCAACTACGGCACCGAGATCCCGGTGGTCGAGGACGTGGATGCACCACCGAACCGGATGCGGCTTCTGGAGGAAGACAAGCTCAAGGTCTTCCGTTCGAAGGAGTGGCATTGGGCTGACGACGACGGCACCGTCCTCAAGTGGGTGGCTGACTTCGATGCGTGGCAGGCGGTTCTGCGGCAGTACTCGGAAGTCGGCACCATTCAGCGGAACGCTCACGGCGAAATTCGGGACATCACCGAGGGCTAGTTCAAGGTGACCGATCAGGCGGCTCCTCAATACATCACGGTCCAAGGCATACCTGTGGAGAAGGACGCTCTACGGATTGCTGAGAGAGTGCACGAGTACGATCCAAGTCTCCGGGTCCAGTTTCTCGAGCAGGCCAACAGTGTTGAGGAGCCGCCTTTCCGAATTGTCGAGCGTTGCAAGGACGGCATTGATCGTCCTGTATTCTCGGCATGGACCTTGGACGAGAAGGTTCTGGAACGGATCTATCTCGCAGACAATCAGAAGTGGGATATCTCCGGCAGGCTTGATGTAACGAATGCCAAAGCAAAGGCTCAGGAAGGACGCCGATTCAAGGATAAGCTCGAAGAGGCTCACGAAATCACTTCGACTGTCCTTGCCAGCCCTAAGAGCACCTTCACAGTCCCTGAGAACATCCTTCGGGAAGAAGGCGAGCCAGGCAAGCTGGTCAAGTTCAAGGATCACCGATAATGTCTCGAACCCTGCAAGATGTCATCAGCAGAGTTCGAGTGATTACCGGGGATAAAACGTCGAGTCAGTTCACTGACACCGACATCGCTCAGTGGGCCTCAGATGGTCAGCTTGACATCGTCAACGAAACTGAGCACCCACAGGTTGACCTGACTCTGAATACAGTTGCCGGGACCTATTCGATCCCTGTAGCTGGGGGTTATCTCACTATGCGTGAGGTTATCTACAGTGGTCAGTCACTTCTTCGGGTGACTCGGGAATGGCTTGCCAAGTCGAATCCTTACTGGCGTGTCTCAGCCAATCAGCCGCAGGCTCCTAGTCAGTATTACTGGCTGGATGAGAACAATGTCAATCTGTATCCGACTCCTGATGTGAGTGGTGTTCCGGTAGTTCTTCATTACACGGCGTATCCTCCGGTACTTGTCAATGGCACAGACCCGTTAACCATTCCTGATGAGCAGCTTTCCACGCTTCTTCAATTCTGCTTGCAGAAGGCAAAGGAGTGGGAAGAGGACTGGATGGCTGCTACTTACTTCAGGAAGGGCTATGCTGATCGAGTGGCTGGGGATGCTCACGATCAGTGGGTTCCTGGGTCTGACTCCTACCCGATGATTCGTGAGTCTCCAGGGGAGGACTGGTAGTGGCTACCACGACAACGAAGCTCGGTCTTCGAAAGCCTGCTGGCACCGATCTCATCAATGTCACCACAGACCTGAGCAATAACTACGACATTATCGACGCATATGAGACCGCAGCATCCGCCGTCACCATCCCTCAGCCTGTAGGGGCAGCTAACACCGCCGGTGTTGCAGTTGCTTTCGCTCGGGCGGATCACGTTCACGATGCTACTGCTTTAGCAAACTCTCTGACGGCTGCCTTAACCATTCCTCCTGGCATGATGATGCAGTATGCTGGAGCGGCTGCTCCTACGGGGTGGGTGTTGTGTAATGGCGCCGCCATCTCTCGTGCCACCTTTGCAGCGTTGTTTGCAATCATCGGTACGACTTATGGAGTGGGTGACGGAAGTACAACCTTCAATCTTCCTGATCTCAGAAGTCGTGTTCCTATGGGAGCAGGAACAGGAACAGGCTTGTCGGCTCGCGCCTTGGCCGCTGTAGGTGGTGCTGAGACACACCTTCTGACTGTCGGTGAGTTGGTTGGTCATAACCATCTCACAACCGAAGCGAACCACAATCACGGCATCACAGATCCTCAGCATCATCACGATGGTTCAGGTGATGGTGGTGTTGGGAGTGCTGCTGTTCGATATGGTCCATCTGTTGAAGGTCTAGTCCTTAGCCCTACAGCGACTCGTGTGACGTTTGCACAAAGCGCAAATTCTCCTACAGGGGTTTCGACGAATGGTGCATCGACTGGTCTGACGACTCAGAATCAAGGTGGTGGGGCGGCGTTCTCAATCATGGAGCCGTTCATCGTTCTCAACTACGTTATCAAGACTTAAGGGGTCTTTTTGAGCTGGTTCGATTGTGCTGTTCATCGCCCCATTGGTGGTAATCATGGTGGGAGAATGGACCAGAATCTTGGGCTCTTGCTTCATCATGCTGTCTCTTACGGTTCTCTGTTCGACAGGTTCAATGACCCAAGTGTTGAGTTGTCGTCCCATTTTTGGGTGTCTCAATCTGGAACCATTGAGCAGTATGTGGATTCAGATGTTGTAGCCTGGCACGCAATGCAAATGAACGGTCGGTATAACGGGGTTGAGACTGAAGGTTGTGTGTCTCCCCCACATGATGAGCCTATGACCAATGCCATGCGTAACTCTTTGGCGGTCTTATATGCTGAGGGGATGGCTCGTCACGGTTGGAAGCCACTTCTAGCAAACAATGATGGAGAACCGGGGTTCGGTTACCATCGTATGGGTGTTGCAACAGCGTGTCCTTGCGAGGTTCGACTCGCTGAACGTCCTGCAATTCTTTCGATTGCTTCAGGAGTAGGTCCTACACCGATCCCACAAGGAGTCTCTGTCAACATGGTTTCGACCGATTCAATAACGGGAGGTTGTTGGGTTGCGGACATCACTGGTGCTGTTCGTGCTTATGATGGTGCTCCGTTCCTTGGTGGTGCCAATGGGTTCAACGACCAGCATTGGCCTTGTGTCGGCATCGCTCCTGCTGGTACCGGCTATGTTGTTGTACTCGACAGCGGTTCAGAGAGTCCCGGCGTAGATCGCTTCCGTCGTTATCGGTTCAGTCGTTAGGAGGTCCAATGTTCGGAGGTTCCAATCTCGTTTGGACGGTTGTTGGAATTCTTCTCATCATTGTCCTTGTCATCTGGCTTCTCCCCCACATCAACTGAGGTCTCATGCCGCCAGCGATAGTTAGAGTTAACCGATTCAGTGGCTTGAACACTGCGGTAGACTCTGGCCGCATTAAGGATTCTGAGCTTGTTGAGTGTCAAAACTACAATCTTAGTGTGGGTGGCGAGTTAGTCAAGCGATCAGGAATTAAGACTCTTGGAACAATCATCGGTGGAGTTCAGACTGTTGTAATCGCCTTCTTCCTTACACGGACCTACAGTCAACTCATCGTGCGTGCAGGGAATGATCTCTACTACACTGATGATGGCGGAGCTACATACGTCAGCATGGGGACATGGAACAACGTGGAGTTTTCGGAGCAGTACGCCGATATTCTCTACATGGTTCGTAGAGACGATGTGATGATTCAGTGGAATGGAGTCGCAATGACAGCCATTCCTGGTTCTCCTTCAGGGTCAGCATGTCGTATCTTCAAGGACCGTATGTATGTAGTAAACTCGTACATAGCACTGTCCAATAGGGTTTACTACTCCAATGTTGCTGATTTCTCAACAGCAGGATGGGCGGGTCTCAGCAACTTTATTGATGTAAAGCCTGGTGATGGAGATGTGGTTGTTTGTTTCGCCATCCTCCATGACAACTTCTTCATCTTCAAGATGTTCTCAACTTGGCTTTTGTATACCGCTCCAGACCCTACGCAGTGGGCTCTTCGTATCTCGTCACCTGAAATTGGGTGTGTCTCAAGGTACACACCACATGAGATTGAAGGGTTCTTGTACTTCTTAGGGGCTAGAGGAGTCTACAAAACTGATGGGTACTTCTACACGGAGGTATCCGTCAATGTCCAACCTGACTTTCAAGAACAGGTTGTCTCAGTAGCTACGATCAACGGGTCGATGGCAGAGTGGTGGCTGGATCGGTACATCGTCCAGCTTCAAACTTTCACCTTTGCTCCAACTTGGGGAGCATACGGTACTTCGACGTGGGACAGTCTCGCCAGTCAGCCTTGGGACGGAGGGAATGCCAAGTATACCTGGCATGTCTACCATCTTCGAGCAAATGGGTGGAGTCACTGGCTTCCTGCTGGAGGAATAAGGCCAGGTACAATGTTGGCGGTGATGGGTCCTGCCAACATGAAGGGTCTCTATATGGGGTCCCGTTTCAACGATGGACGCCTATTCAGGCATGGAGACCCTGTGTACCTCGATGCGACCAATACCCCCTACGACTGCGTCGTCGAAACCAAAGAGTTCGACTTCGACGCACCCGAATACGTCAAACGCTCATTCTGGGTCTCCTTTGAAAAGGGAGGCCAAGGTGTCTCAAACATCGCCAACGTCTTCGACTCTGTCCAGCAACCTGTAGCCCCGCTTACATACAGCGACTCGAATCGTCGAGCGTTGCGGGTACTTGCTGCTGTGTTCTTTCGGGTTTGGCGAGTTCGTGTTACTTCAACGCAGGATGGCCCTCAGACGCTGTACGGATTCATGCTTGCTGCGTCTCAGAAGAAGAAAGCGTTGGCATCGGTATGACTGTGATTGTCTCTGACACTTTTCCCCTGGGTGATGGGTCCCCTCTTTCTGTAGCTCAAACGGGTCAGACATATACCAATCCCAGCAACTCTTACGTTAATGCCGGTGGTTCTGTCTGTAAGCGTGCCTCAGCTCCCACTGATGATCCGGTTATTGTAGAGTGTGGTATTGCCGACATTGATGCCAGTTTAGATGTTAACTCGTCAGGTTGGGATGGAATTGCATTCCGTTGGACTGACAATAACAACTACTGGTTCTTCAGAATAAATCAAGGTGCTGGTCGAGCAGAGTTGTATAAGAAGGTTGCTGGGTCACTTACTCTTTTTGGGTTTTTGGCGTGCGCTCCTGCTGTAACAGTTAGAGTCATAGCCAAAGGGTCTCTTGTTCAGACCTATATAAACGGTGCACCTGCTCTAATTGCTGTAGACTCGTTCAATCAAACAGTCACCAAGCACGGCATTTACATGGCGAACACCACCTCCTCTGTAGACAATTTTAAAGTGTCTACGATCGCTCCTTTATCTGACTCTTTCAATCGAGCTGACGGTGCCATTGGTACTGCTGACTCAGGTCAGGTCTATAACCCTTCTGCTCTATATGTAGTGAGTGGAAACAAGGCAGTGAAGATAACAACAGCCGGTTATCAACCTGCTACTTTAGAGTCAGGTTTCACTGGTGTTGAGGTCTCAGCAGACGTAGATATAAGTATTGCCAGTAATACTTATACTGCTGGGATAGTTTTTCACCTCGTTGATGCCAATAATTACTGGCTGTGTTATCTTGACGGTTTTGGTAACCTCACTCTTGCAACTGTTACTGCTGGAGGCTGGTCAAATACTGGTGGATCTATAGCTGCTGGCGCAATAACAGGAACAATGAGAATTGTGACTTTCGGTGATCTCATTCGAACATACATGAATGGGGTCCTGCTTCACAACCTCAGTGGAGTAACCTCGTTTTTGACGGGGACGAAGCATGGATTCACGATGTATAACATCGGATCGGAGTCAGTAGATAATCTACGAATCGCACCGCTGATTGTCGAAGACTCATTCGGTCGAGCAAATGGACCAATCGGTACTGCTGAGTCTGGTCAGGCTTATGAGGATGTTGTTCCACACTATCTCATAGGTTCAAATCGGTGCTCCGTAGTATCCGATTTTCATTCTGCGGCAGTTGTTGAGTGTGGTACTGGTGATGTTGAGATAACAGGTACAGTTCGAGTCGGTACTGGTGCGAGTGGATTTGCTCTCAGATATGTAGATAGTGCTCATTGGTTGAGTGTTTACCTGGCAAGTGACGGTCACCTGAGAGCTTTTTCATGGGTGAGTGGTTCACCAACCTTGCTGGCTGATGTTGTGGTGCCAGGTGGTATTGCTGTAAATACACCTTACACTCTTCGAGTGGTAGCAAGTGGACCAACGATCA